GTTTCTGGTTTTTTAGTTAAATCTACTTTGATGATATTATCATCTTCGTTTGTTTGTTTTTTAAGATCAACTTTTGTTACGTTGTCTTTAGTAGCTTTTTCTACTACTTGTTCGTTTTTTTCTTCCATAATATAATATAATAATAATTAGTTAATTAAGTATCGTTTAAAGTAAATTCAAATTGCCTCCAATATTATCATTACCTGCAGACTCAAAGTTTTTAGGTGTATTACCAGTATTTCTTTGATCTATAAGCTCACTTTGTTGAGTTGCTTGAATTCTTGTTCTTTCGTCTTTACGATCTTCTTTTTGTTTTTCTCTATTTTGATGTGATTCTACATCTAATTGACGTAGTTGTAAGTTATATTGAAACTCTTGCTCCATTAGTTGTTTTTTTATTTCCATTTCTTGTTGAAGCTGTTGTATTTTTAACTCTGATTTTGACTGCTCTAATTGTATTTCATTTTGTACTTTTTGTTGATTAGTTTGCATATCAGCTTGTGCTTTTGCTTGAGCAGCTTGTTGATTAGTTTGAGACTGCATTTGCATGTTTCTTTCTTGCAACTGCTGGTCTTTTTCTAATTTCTTTTCTCTACGTATTTTTAAAAGTTGGTTTGCTAGTTTTACATTTTTAATTTCTCTAAGATCAATAGCATCTGTTAATTCTATTAACTTTTGTTGCAACGCCATTTGTATATTGTTTTCTAGCATTTGCTTTTCTTCTTCATCCGGCATAAGCTCTATAAATATACCAAAATCATACAAGTGTAATTCTTTTATTTCTTCAAGTGTAGCAACATTATGAGTACCTATTTGCTGTATAAAAGCTTCTGCAGTTGGTGAATATTCTAATATATCAGATATTCTAAGCGATAAACACTCTGCAACTTCAGCTGTTAAAAACAAACCAGCTTGCAATATGTGTCTTGTAGCTGTATTACTATTTGCAGCCGCTAATTTTTGTACACCAACTAAAGCGTTTTTATCTGGCATACTACCATCTCTAGCTTCGTTAAGCCCGGTAGTATCTCTTATCATTTGTAAATAATAATTATAAGTTTGTATTAAACTTTGCATTTTGTTACCACCGCTACCGCTTGTTATTTCTTGTATTGGTACTTTACCAGGGTTCATATCACCATCTTGCGTAAATGATCTACCTATAACAGAACCTGTTTGGAAAAACATATTTAAAGCTTCTTGTGGATTATAGTTTGTTCCGTTACCTAAATCTATTTCAGCTAGACCGTCAGCGTCTAAGTAAACACCATCTGGTACCATACGTGATAAAACTTGTTGTAGTTTTAAATGAGTTAATTGTATCATATCAGCAAAACCAGTGATACGCTGTACTAATGATTCAATACGACCTTTATACATACGTGGAGCAACAATAGCATAATTCATTTTTACTTTAGTAAAATCGCTTTTTGGCCTCATCATATTTTTAGCCATTTCCCATTTAAGCAATTTACCAGTACCAAGTATTAATGCCCCGTCATATAAACACTCTATTGATCTATGTATTTTACCAAAATTACTAGAATCTTGGGGAGGATTAAAAGTATCGTCTTTAGCTAATATTTTTTCAGCACCAGTACCTGTTTCTTTTACTTTGTAAACTTCATTCATATAAGTTTTATAATTAAAATATAAAACTTGAATTTTGTTTTTATCATCTTCTTTAGAGTTGTAAGCATTATTATGGTAATTAGCTTGCTTATAACTTTTACTTTTAATTATATCTTCAAGATCTGACTCGTCTAAATGTGGAAATTGTTTTACAAGCTCATTAACAGGTATATTTTTTACTTCACCAACATAATATAAATCATCAAAATATGGTGATTCAGTGTACGAGTAAACTAAATCAGCTGGATCTACATATTTAACTGTAGTACCTTCAGAAGTATTAAACATTGTTTTTGTTGCACCAATGCCAAGTACTGTTAAATCGTAATAAAAACGTTTTTTAATTAATTCGTAATTATTACCTTCCATTATAACATTTATAGCCTGCTCTTCTGCTAACTCTACAGCTTGTTTATAATTTAATTGCATATGGAGTTTTAGCTCTTCTTCTGTATCAGGTAAAATTTCTTTAGGATTTTCATAGGTGTTCATGTTAAAGTTTTCTTGAGCAAAATCGTTAAACTCTCTTGATCTCATGTCTCTTAACATAGACTCCATGTATTCTGTTCTTTTACTAATGCCGTATGGATCTTGTGAATATGCTTTTATATCATATGTTCTTTCTGCAATACCGTTTACAACTATATCTACAAACTTAGGTATAATAGGTACTGGTTTCCAGTCTAAATTTAAATAAGATAAATCACCGTTTATAGATAACTCATCTTTGTATTTTTGGATTGATTGCTCACCTCTAGCGTATAATCTTAAATTATGAAAATTATTATGATTAGTTCTATATCTATTAGTACCTCGTTCAGTGTGAAACCACTCAGCTTCAATAGCTTTAGCTACTTTCAAACCATAATCATAGCTCATTTTTTCTACGTCACTTACAACTTGAGATGGGAAATAACTTCTTACAGCCATATTTATTTTTTAATTAATTTTGACATATTACCTTTGTTTGAATATTTAGCAATATTTATATTTAGTTTTGGTTTTTCTATCTTAGCGTTTGGTCTATACAAATGTCTATTATTTGCCATTATAGCAAGTCCAGAGCTTATAGAAGCATCATGTTTTGTTCTTTTGTTTATATCAAATTTAGCCCAGTCATTTAAAAGTTCATTAAAATAACAATT